ACACCTACTTTATTCTTGTACCCAACCCCTGATTTATCTACCTACACTGTAAGATATTATTTTTTAAAAAGAATTGATGACATTGATTTACCAAGTGATGATCCTAATGTTTCTTTTAGATTTTTGCCCTGTTTAGTGGCAGGTTTAGCTTATTACATAGCTATGAAAAAAGCACCCGACCGTATACAAATATTAAAAACAGTATACGATGAGGAGTTTGAACGAGCTCGTCAAGAAGACAGGGATCGTGCTAGTTTTAGTGCTGTTCCGGGTAGAGCGTACTTTAATAATTATTAACCAGAGGAGAATAATATGGATAAATTAAATATGATAAAAAACTGGTATAAAGGTCTTAGCAAAAAGTCTAAGGCTATTATAGCAGTAGGTATCGTAGTTATCGTTGTGTTTATTATTGCATAATGGACACTAGATCACGCATTAAAGAACATGAAGGTTTTAGTCCTACTGTTTACGAGGATACTCTCGGTTATAAGACAGTAGGCTACGGCCATTTAGTTACGGCTAAAGATGATTTTACAGTTGGAGAAATTTATTCTCCTGAAGAGTTAGAAGGTGTCTTTGAAGATGACTATAAAACAGCTTTTGATAATGCGCACGATTTACTAGAAGACGAAGACATACCTTTTCACGAAGTAGTGGAATCAGTGTTAATAGAAATGGCGTTTCAACTTGGTTTACCTAGACTAAAAAAGTTTGTGAACTTTATACAAGGACTAAAAGATCAAGATTATAACAAAGCCGCAGATGAAATGATAGATTCTAGATGGGCTAAACAAACGCCCAATAGAGCTTATGGTTTGTCTGAAATGATAAGAGGAATAGCTTAATGGGACCACTACTATCAATGTTGCCTACAATATTAAAAACAGGAGCATCAGTATTCGCTAATAGACAAAAAGCAAAGATACTCATGTCAGATGCAGAACTTTTACATGCGCAGAAGATGGCAACGGGAGAAGTAGAATATCAGGCACAAATTAGACAATCGAATGATCAAGGATATAAAGATGAGTTTGTTCTTATTTTAGTATCAGCGCCTGTGCTCCTATTAATTTGGAGTGTTTTTTCAGGAGACCCTGACATACAAATGAAGCTAGATTTATTTTTTGAAAAGTTTGGCAGTTTGCCTTTTTGGTACCAGTCAATTTTTATCGGTGTTGTTGCATCAATATATGGACTTAAAACAGCAGACATTATGAAGAAAAAATAATGTATTGGGTAATAACCATAATGCTGATGTTCCATAGTACTGATGCTGTGGTGGAACGAGAATACAAATTAAAGCAGTTTCACGATGATTGGAGTTGTCACAAATTTATTCATAATGAAAAAATGACTTTGCTTGAGCAACACATAAAAGACTATGGTGATGCTCTAAAATCATTTGAGTTGTTTTGTGAAAATAGGTACGGAGAAGAAGTGTGAAGATATCTGACTCTACACAGATATCTCTACCTGCAAGAAATCTTTTAGCTATACTAGCTGCAGTTGCCGTAGGTACCATGAGTTACTTTACTATTGTTGAAAGACTTAACTCTATAGAAACAACGCTACAATTAATGGAGAAAGACCTAGAAGCTGCTAATGCTTTTATTGACGGGGTCCCCAAAGGCGACATGGTCAGTCCACAAGTCCAAGAGCTCTACATGTTGGTGGAATACCTTGCCGAGAGTACAGAAAAACTTAAAGAACAAATGGAAGCGGAAGTACCATTAATATTAAAGAACGAAATGATTATACAGTTTCATGAAGATCGTATTATAGATTTAGAGGAACGAAAAAATGGGACTCATTGAAACAGTTATTATACTTAGTTTATATGTCTATGATGGCGGTAATAAAAATATAGAAGGTTGGTATCATCAGGATAATATCAGTACGTGCCTTTCAGCCAAACGTTTAGCTGAGCGTAACTCTGGTAATCAAGTACAATACACGTGTACTTTAGAAAAATGTATGATGACAACAGATCAAACAGGTGTTAAACATTGTGACAAGATTGTTAAAGAGTAAATAATTCTGAATAACAGGGACAGTTATGAAAAAATTAATTATAGTTTTATTTGCATCATGTTTATTATTATGGACAGCAGGTGCAGTATTTGATCAAGCAATGGCAGACGTTACCGGAGCAGGATCAACAACTAATACACAATCCACCACGGGATCATCAGCAACAAACACTGCAATTACAGGCGGCTATCACTCAGAGGCTAGCACAACATTTGCCACTGGGTCTTCGTCCAACACAACTACTAACAACGACACCACTAACAACAATAATTCTTACACTGGTGATACTAGAACAGTAAACTCTGCTAATGCACCAGCACTCAGCAATATGTCACAAGACATTTGCACTATTGGTATTGGCGTTGGCGCTTCTAGTTTTTCTTTATCTGCAAGTATTGGTACACATAAGAGAGATATAAACTGTGAGCGTTTAAAATTATCTAAGGCTCTTTATGACATGAATATGCGGGTAGCATCGATCGCTCTACTTTGCCAGTCACCGATGGTGTTCGAGGCGATGGCACATGCGGGTACGAGTTGTCCTGCCTATGGTTTGATAGGAGCTCAAGCTGAAGAGTATTGGAAACAATATCCAGAACTCAGACCCGACTTTGAAGAGTACACAAAAAACCTTAAATACACAACAGGTGTAGATGATAAGAAACAAGCAGAACTAGAGGCAGAAGAAAATGATAAACAAGTTGTTAATTTTAACTGTGCTGATGGCGAGCAGCATTGTACGCACTAACGCCGACACAGTAATAGAGCTAGACACACCCAATCCGGGCGACACTTCGACTACCATTACCTATACAACTGGGACTGTTACGACTACGAATAATTTAATTTCACAAGTTTGGAATGACGGTAGTTGGGTAGGCACACAATTTCCAGATAGTTCAGACTTATCTGAAAATATATTTGTTACCGGTAAACATCAAAAATATTTAGAAACTACTGTAAGCAGTATAGATCTAATGACGGAAGCAGAAGTCCAACAAGGGTTTACTAGCACCTTTGGTGTACAAGCTCGTTGGTGGAATAATCAAGCGTCAACTTTTACCATGTATCAAACAGCATTAGACAACCTAGGCAACCACACCAAACAAAGCACAGTTTTTAAAGATACTACTAATCACAACTATCAATTTAATCCTTATGCTAATACACTAATTATAGCACCCAATGAAAACCTAACTCATGGCAACATCACTGCAGGTTTTAATTTTGATATACAAGGTTCAGCTACCTATAACGGAGGCCATGTCGGCGTAGATTTGCGTTCACCCACATTAACAATAGATTATCAAACTTTATCACAAACCAGCGTTACCACTATAGAATATTGTTATGAAAAAAACCCACCAACTTGTCCGGGCCAAGATGAAATAGATGCAGTTGACAATATAATAGATAATATCGATGTAGATAATATAGTTGAGGATATAATTATAGATGAAATAGATACCTATGTTCCAGAAACAATTTTATATATACCAGACGAGATAGAGTTAGATGAGGTAGATTACTATGAGGTACCTCCTATTACATTTGAGGTAGCATACGTCCCTGATGTAGAAACAATTATACTTATTGATACACCCGACATAGAAACAAACATAGACATGGATATGCCCGACATACCACTAGATGATTATGTTGATATAGGTATGCCAGAAGATGTAGACATGGAAATGTTTGATATGGAAGCGGTAGATACTGATGAACTAGTATCAATGTTTACCAGTGAGCCAGAAATTATCGAAGAGGCACCCGTTGAAGAAATAACAGAACCTGTTATGATGGCAGCAACAGAGCCAGAGACTATATCTGAGCCAGAACCAGAACCAATACCAGAAGATAAACCCATGCAAGAAACGGTCATGGAAGAGGAACCTGTTAATGAGCCAGAACCAGAAACCAAACCAGAAGTTGAAGAGCAATCCAGCAGCGAAGAGCTTATTGCAGACGAACCAACACCAGAGCCAGACAATCCCCAACAAGAAGAAACTGTCGAGGAGCCAGTTGAAGCAGAAGCTAAGCCAGAACCTGAGCCAGCAGTGGAAGAAGATATAGAACCGGAAATCGTCGAGGAAAAACCAGAAGTTAAGATAGATGTAGCTAAAATAGAGCAAGCTATTAAAGAACAAGTTACCAATAAAATACAACAAATAGCAGCAACACTAGATGTAGTTAGTGAGGTGTTAAGTAGAGAAATGTCTGCACAAGAACCAGATATGTCAAGCTACACTGCTTTGAATGCAGCCATGATAGATAACCGACAACTACCGGGCGGTAACCCCGCTTTCTTTAACGAGATCAGTCTTGAAAGTTACAACAAAACTATTTATAATGATCCTACTAAGATACTTGCAATGATAGGGGTTGATCCAGTTATAGAACACACGCAAAAAGTGAACAAAGCTAGGAACAAAACTAACGAGGCATATTTTATACTAAAAGGATTACTGGAGGCACAAAATGTTCAATAAACTTACATCAGCAGCAGCACTTTTTGCAGCCATAACCGGAATCGGCGGAGGATTTTATGCATGGGGCGAATTTCAAACTAGACTATCTGCAATAGAAAATAAAGACTACGTGGTCAATGAAACGGTAGATTTATCAGGGATACAAGAACAAATAGCAGAACTTACAAAACAAATAGCTATCATAGAAGCTAAAGTTAATTTTACTGATGCCAAGGTAGAAGAACTAAAAGCTGACGCAGCTAATCCGTTTAATTAATATGGCTGGTTACGCA